TTCGCACCGCCGCCGTCGAGGTCCGCACCCAGGTCGAGACGCTCCTGCGCGAGGCGGTCGAGCAGGTCGACGCTTACGACGATTTCCTGGTGGTCAATGGCAAGTTCACCGTTTTGATCCAGCCATCGGTGCCCGTGCCGTATGGCTTCAACCAGTATTGGTACTTTCGCCCCGACCTGCGGGGCGTCGTCGACATCACGCTGGGCGTGCCAGTGTCTTCCAGCGAGGGACCGCAGATTTTGGGCTACGTCGCGCTGCCGCGCCTCTTGGTGCGCGATCACGGTATTCGCGTGTTCGGCAGCTCCGAAACTCGCCTCGACATGTATGGGCACACCGGACTGGAGTTCATTTCCAAACTTGCGAGGTCATGAATGGAACACGTAACCATCCGACTCATGAAAGACCGCCGGCGGGAGATGATCCCCGTCGAGAAAGTCCTGGTCCTTAATCACCGCGAGCGTGATGAAGGACAGTTTGCCCTCAACGTCCAAAGCATCGACGCCGTCGGCCAGATTAAGGACATCCGGGTGAACGATAAGTTCCTGGCCAAAGACGGCTTCTACGAGCTGATCTGTGGCGAGGGGCGTCTGATAGCCCATCAACGCCTGAGCAAGACGCACATCCGCGCCGAGATCGTCACCTGCAGCCGCAAGCAGGCCTACCTCGAATCGCTGGTCGAGAACCTCGCCCGCACGCGCCCCGGCACCATGCACTTTGCGCGGGAACTCAAAGCCCTACATGATGAAGGCTGGGACTATGAGAAGATCGCCAGGATCGCCTGCCGGAGCCCGGAATACATCCGCCAGTACATCCGACTGGTGGAGAACGGCGAGGACCGACTGATCCAAGGCGTCGAGCAGGATGTGTTCCCCATCTCGTTTGCCGTGCTGGTCGCCCAAGCCGATGACGGCACGATCCAGAACGTCCTCATGGACGCCTTCGACCAGGGGATCGTCAACTCCAACAACTTCGCCCGCGCCCGCGCCATCATCACCGCGCGGCTCGACCGGCGCAAACGAAGAGGAACCCAACCCGAGGATTACACCGTCGCGACGCTGACCCAGGACATCGCCAGTGCCACGCAGGCCAAGGATTCGTTTGCCCGCGAAGCCCAAGGGAAGGAAAGCCGCCTCTACATGCTCCTGGACGGGCTTGAGGTGCTATGGAAAGACCCGGATTTCGCGCAACTGCTTGTGGACGAGAAACTCGACCAGCGCCCCGATCTCACCGGCAAGTACAACATCGCCGCCCACAATTCCAATCTGGCAGGAGCCATCCCATGAACCAAACCGAGCTCATGAAAGACTCCGTGGGCCTCGACCTCCCCGTCGCGCGTCTGCGGCCGCTGCGTGAACGCAAGATCACAAAGCGCGAGTACGACCGCATCATTGCCAGCATCAAGGCCGTGGGCCTGATCGAGCCCCTGGTAATCTATCCCGACGGCGATGGCTACGTGATTCTCGATGGCGCGCAGTGTTATCGGGCGCTGGTGGCGTTGGGCGTGGAGGTCGTGCCATGTATTCTGGGCAAGCAGCGCGAAGCCTTCACCAGCAACCGCATGGTCAACCGGGTCTCGCCCATCCAGGAGCACCGGATGATCGAAAGGTCTCTGGCCGAGGTAGATGAGGCCGCCATCGCCGCGGCACTGGGTATCTCCGGGCTGGCGCACCGGCTTAGGAAGACGCTGCTCAAGCAACTCCACCCCGATGTGGCAGCAGCTTTCGACGCCGGCAAGATCACCCGTGTGTGCGCCCGCGAGTTCACACACGTCAAGCCTGCTCGCCAGCGGGAAATCCTCCAAACGATGGAGAGCTACAAGGACTACAGCACCACTTTCGCCCGCACGTTGGTGGTCAAGACCCCGCCGCACGAGCGCGAGAGCCGGGGCCGCAAACATAACCCGTGGGATAAGACAACGCAGAGAAAGAACGATTTGCTCAAGAAGTTGACCGAAGCCGAGCAGAAGCATGACTTCTACTCGCAGCTCTACAAGCAATACACGGCCGATCTGCTGCGCCTGGCGATCTACGCACGCTCGCTGCTAACCAACCAGCGCCTGCGGGAATACCTGGACCAGCACCACTCGGAGATCGTGGCGCGGTTTGAAGGCATCATCGCCGATGCACGAGGATAGCCATGCGACACCAATGGACACGGGAGCGGATCATTCGTCATGTGCTGGAGCGTGAGGCCAAGGGTCTCCCGTTACATGCCGGCCGCGATGGCGTGGATAACTTGCTGTATCAGGCGGCTCGGCGGTTCTTCGGCTCATGGCGGAACGCGATCCGGGCCGCTGGGATCATGCCGGAGCGCGTTTTGACCTGGGAGCGATGGTCGCCGGCGAAGGTGCTGATGATCATCCGCCGCCTGGCCCACCGCGACCGGCCCCTGAGCGGCCCGCAGTTGGAGCGGCGGTACGGCAGCATGATGTCGGCGGCGCGCCGGTACTATGGTTCCTGGACCAAGGCGGTGTTGGCGGCCGGAGTCGATCCGACTCGGCTCCAGCGCATCGTGCCGTGGAACCAGGGCCGGGTCATCGAAGCCATTCTGACCCGCGCCCTGCGAAATGAATCGCTGGCTCCACACGATGTCGAACCGCGCTCATTGGCGGTAGCCGGGGAGCGTCTCTTTGGCAATTGGACGGCGGCGGTCACAGCGGCCGGGCTGGACCTCAAGGCCATCCCATTGCTCCCGGCGCGTCCCAAGGAGCCCCAAGCTCCACGGCAGCGAGCGCCCCGGCCTAGGGCCGTACACCAGCCGCGCCAACTGTGGACCAAAGAACTGGTAATTACCGCCATTCACGCGCGGCTGCGCGAGCGTAAGCACATGAATGCCCGTTCGCTGGCACGCGAGGATCGGGGCCTTTACCGGGCGGCTCGCCGCCACTTGAAGAATTGGAGCAATGCTTTAGCGGCGGCGGGCTTGGACCCCGACGCCTACCGAGTGTCTCCTCAGAGAAAGGAGCCGCCCCAGATTCCCGGCACAAGAGAGCCGAGCTCAAAACAGTCGCAACCCACTGGCGTGGTGCGACCGGATCACCCCGCGTAGAACCCTAGAAACGCGGTTTTGTGTGCCCAATCTCAAAAACTCGCATTTTTGCATCCTACGCCCCCCTGGGGGCCTTGCCCATGACCACCCGACCAAGATCTCCGGCCCTGCCGCGCGAAGTCATTCGTCTGTCGGCCTACGCGCAACTGGACCTGTACCTGGCGAAGTTCGCCCGCGGAGACCTGGGGCTGGTCTTGCTTCTGGGCCGCCACGGTACCGGTAAGACCGAGAGCGTACGCCAGATCTTTTCCAACCCCCAGACCTCTGACTGCGCACCGAGCGCAGACCAAGGCGCGTTGTACGTGGAGGGCCACATGCAGCCCTTTGGCCTGTACCGCCAGCTGTGGGATTACCGCAACTGCCCCATAATCCTCGATGACCTGGACCGGCTTTACGCCGATCCGGACTGCGTGCGCCTGCTCAAACCGCTGTGCAACACCGTGCGCGAGAAACGGCTCCATTGGCTTACGAACCTGACCATGAACGACGGGGCGCTGCCGTCGTCGTTCACGACCGCCAGCAGCGTGATTCTCATCGCCAATGAGTGGAAGAGCCTCAATCCGAACGTGCGCGCGTTGGAGGACCGGGCCATCATTCTGCACTTCTCTCCGCCCAACGAAGAGGTGCATCGCAAGGTCAGCCAGTGGTTCGACGACCAGGAAGTGTACGAGTTCTTGGGGAAGTTGATACCGGTCGTTCCGGCGATATCCATGCGGCATTACTGCAAAGGATCGCAGCTACGCCGGGCGGGGTTGGAGGATTGGCGCAACAGTCTCCTGCAGATGATCATCCCGGACAGCCGTGCGGCCTGTGCTATAGCCATACAACACGACCCAGAGTTGCATTCCGAGCAGGAGCGGGTTGCTCGTTTTACTGCGACCACGGGGGCCTCGCGTGCCACCTATTTCCGCATCAAGGCGAAAGTAGCTGCGGCCCTTTAGAGCCTCAGCCAGGTTATCGACCGCACTGTGGCCCGCATCAAACAGGCAACAAGCAAGAAACCCCAGCGCGGATGAAGGAACGCGCTCTCGCATATTGGCATGACCAGTGCCAGAGGTGACTCAACGGGCAAACGCGTCCTTCATCCGATAATGGCCACGTAATACAGGTGCCCGAACGCATCCCATCGGAGGCTGGCAAGTCCCGTTCCCCCCGTGTAGTTCTTGATTACCACCGTCAGGGTGGCGCCGAATCCATCACCCCTCGCCCATTCCGTCACCATGTCACCGCTACCGTTGTTGTCTCCGGCATCAGTGTTACCCACGGAGTCGGTGTCGATGGTAACCAGTGCACGATTGGTGTTGTCCGGGGCAATCAGGCTCAGGACGCCAACATGGAAGTTGCCGGTAGGTCCGATGTCGGTGTCGAGTAGATGCACCGGCGCTGCCGCCGGGTTGATACAGAATGCCTCGGCGGCATTCTGCACGGTGACACAGGTCATGATTGAGCCCGTGCGGTCTAGATAGTAGCCCTCATAGAATCCGCTCTTATAGTCGTTAGTGCCCGTCAGGTAGACGACCACAGGGGACTGGGGAACAGGGTCGCCGAGCCGGACAATGGCGGCGACAGTTCCACCTCCATCCGGCACCGTGTCAGACCAGAGCACAGAGGCAGGGCCGGTAGCATTGGCGGCCAGCATCGTGCAATCACCAGGCACGACGTCAGCACGGTTGAGTGAAGCGGATGCCGAGTTACTGGGCGGTGGGTACTGTAGGATGACCGGGAACACGCCGGCGGCAAAGCCGTCTACAACGTCACCAGGGCCGGCTGGGGCGAGCGTGACAGCGAACTTCCCTGTGCCAACATCGGAGTTCTGGGGCGTGTATCCGTAGAAGGCGGTGCGATTGAAGAAATCGGTGTCATTCGTGCCGCTGACACTGGGAGGGTCGAAGCATGGCCCGCTGAGCGAAAGCACGGAGAAGCGGCCTATGGCCGAACCGGTATTATTCTGGAGGCTTATGATAGTGCCATCCCGCGAGGTCGGGGTGGAGGACATGCCGCCGCTCAGGCGCCGGCGCTGATAATCCTTGGCGGCATCAATGAATGCATTCCACGCCGTGGCGCTTAAGTTGATCGGATCGCCCTGGCTGACGTGTTTGAGGGGGTCGCCCATGTCATCTCCTAAATGCCCAGGACCGTGAAGTCGCCGGAGTTGAACACCTGCTCAACGTACACTGCGGTTGGCCGGCGGACCAGGCGGTTGGCCGTGGTATCCACCACCTCGTCATACCGCGTCCAGAGGTAGTCAAAGCCGTTCTTGGCAATGCCGGTGATGTCTCCCACCGTCAGGCCGGTGACGTTCGGCGCGGCCATGAACTCGTAGCAGATTTCGATATTGGTATCGAACCGCTGCCCGGTGAACTTCAGACCCAGGAACTGGCACTCGCCTGGGTTCAGCGTGATCGTGATGCCGGTGAAGGTGTCTGTCACCGTGAAGGAACTGGCATTGGTGTTGTTCTTGAGCTTGTAGCACGCGCCCAGGTCCGGCGTCGTGCCCTTGGCAAACACCTTGGTGACCGTGAACTTGAACTCCGGGGCCGGGACATCGACGCCTTCCACCGCATCTTGGGTAACGCCGATGGCACCCTTGAAGTCGGGTGCTGTCTTGCCGGCCGGGGCATACTTATTGACGGTGGTAATGCTCTGGGACAGGTGCATCTGGCCGCCAGTGGTGTCGGCGGCGATGGTGATCGTCCCGACCGGCCAGCGGGCGGTATCGATCCGGCCATACTTCACCGTGCCGATCCACAGGCTATTGTCCACCTGCTCGACGTCCCAGGTCTTACGGATCATGCCGTTGTAATACAGAGTAGTGGCGTTGAGGATCGTGGTCAGGAGGGCAACTTCGTCATCGGAGCCCCGGAGGATGAAGATCAGGTCCTCGGCCGGCTGATCGCCTCCGGTGGTCTTGCGGCTCTGGAACTTTTCATCACAGGTGATGGCCACGTCATGCTCCGAAGTTCATGCCCGCCTTCACGGCCGTGGCGATGTCGCCGACCCCTTTGGCAACCTTCTCGGCGGCGTTGGCAGCCCTGGCGACATGATCATTGCTGCCGCTGGCGAATCCCCGCACGGCGGCGGCATTGAACGTCCCCATGACGCCCACCTTCCGGCGCATGATATCCAGGGATTCATCGAGGTCGCCTGGACCAGGCGGGGCCTTGGGAGGCTCCTTGTCACCCATCCCCTTGCCCTTTTTCGCCTTGGCGGCCGCGATGGCGTCCTTCCACTCCTGGCGGGCCTTGTCCAGGTCGGCCTGCGCTTTGGCCCGGGCATCGGCGTTGTTCTTGTCCACGGCGGCGGCGATGTCTTCGTAATCCTGACCGATGCCCGCCATCCGGTCCGTGTGCCGTTTGGATTCCTCATCCCGCGACTTCTTAAGGTCGGCATCGGCCTCCGCCCGCTGTTTCTTCCGTTGGTCTTCCGACTCCTTGGATTGGCGGCCAAAGTCCTCATCGGCGTATTGCTGCTGAAATTGCCTGTCCTCGGGGGTGATGGCTCCGGTCTTCTCCTGCGCCCATAGCCAGGCCGACACCATCGCCTCGGCCAGGCCTTCGACGGCCTTCTGGTGCCACTCCATGAGCGTCGACCAGGTCCGGCGGATGAAAGCAGTGCCCTCAATCCAGGCGACCTTGACGCCGTGCCAGACGATCTCGACGGCTGCCAGGAACCCCTCGAAGGCGCCGACAGCGACTTTGACCAGCCACCCCTGGAACTCGTGCCAGACATCCTCGACCCCAGCGACCCCTTTCTGCCAGACCAACTTCACGGTGAGCCACATGATCTTCGCGGCCAGGGCGATGTCCCCGCATGCCAGGGCGTCAGCAATTCCCTCCCAGGCCTCCCCCACGAAGTCCTTAAGGTCGGTGAACCTGTCGCCCAGCCACTGAAGGGCCTTGCCGGCGGCTCCGCTGGCAACGGCGACATACGCCCCCAGGGCAACCACGGCAGTAACCACCAGGCCAACAGGCGTGAGGATCGCCCCAATAACGCCGGCGGCCATTGAGAAGGCCGTCACCACGACCCCGACCACAGCACCCAGGGCCGAAAACACCGTGCCCAGAGCGGAGATGGCATATCCCAGGACCATAATGGCAGCCCCGGCGGCAACTACCCCGGCAGCGACCTCGAAGACGGTAATCACGACCTGCTTATTGGCCTTGATCCAGGCGATTGTCGACGCCGCGATCAGCTCTGCTTTCTTTCCCAGGCTGGTGAGCATGGGAGCCAAGGCGGAGCCGATGGTCTTGCCGACCTTCTCCATCTGCATCCACAGGGTCTTGAGCACCTGGTCCAGCCGCACACCCGATTCCACAGCGTTCCGATCGGTCGTCAGCCCCATCTGCCGGGCCTGTTCCATCCACTGCTCGATGCCCTTGGAGCCCATGGACAACAGCGGCAGCAGTTCACCAGCGCCGCGGCCGAAGATCTTCATGGCCATCGCAGCGCGGATTGTTGGGTTCTGGATGGCGGCCAGCTTGTCGGCGATCACCGCGAACTGCTTGTCGGGAGACAGGTGATCCAGGTCTTTGACTGTCAGCCCCAACTCGGCCAGTGACTCCTGTGCCTCGTACGAGCCCGAGGCGGCTTCCACGATGGTCCGCTGCATCCTGTTGATGCCGCCGGCCAGGCTCTCCATCTCAACGCCACTCATTTCGGCGGCATAGCCCAGGGCGGAAAGCGATTCCACCCCGATACCCGTGCGGGCAGACATCTTTTCGATCTCGTGAGCGCCCCCGGAGAAGACCTTGGCAAAAGCCAGCATGGGCGCTGCCACCAGAGCACCCACGCCGGCGACCTTCTTGCCTATGTCCCCGATGCCATCCCCGAACTTGCGCAGCTTCTTCCCGGCATCGTCCAGACCCTTGGCCAGCTTGGAATCATTGACCAGGAGCTCGACGAACGCGCCGCCAGCTCGGATGTTGGATTGGCTGGGCATCTGGGCTCCGGTGACTTATGTGGCCTTCGGGGCTACCACGGCATCAACGGCAGCCACGACGGGAGCGACAGCCGGTTGCAGTGCGGCAGGTGTCACCGCCGTCAGCGCCGGCGTCGCCGCGTTAAGGGCAGCCACCGCCGCCTGGGCGGTCGTGGCGTGGGCCTGGTTGCTGGCCGTGAGCGCTGTCACCAGTGACGGAACCACCGACACAGCGGAATCAGCCATGTTCGTGGCCGTCGACTGGTTTGCAGGCTTGGTCAGAATCCCGTGGGCGATAGCGCCGCCGAGAATGGCTAGGCCGGTGATAAGTAAGTTCCAAGGCGGTGGCGCAGCCGGAGCTGCGGCGGCAACGGCCGCCGTCACGCTCGTTGCTACCGATGCCTTCAAATCCGTCATGTCAGCCTGGTATTTGGACTGAGCCGCCGCCAGTTGCCCATTGAGCGAGGTCACCTGCTGCTGCAGCGCCGCAGACTGCGACTGGAGTGCGGCCAGGGCGGTACTGTTATCAGCCGTCGGCTGGGTCGCCACGACATTCTGTGCGGTAACGACCGCCTGGGTTGCCGGCACGAGCTGCTTCTGGGCGGAAGCCAGTTGCGACTGGAGGCTGGCGATAGTCGCCTGATCAGCGGTCGTGGTCGGGCTGCTGAGGTTGCAACCTACGACAACGAGCAGCGGGAGGAAGATAGAAACAAGCATGATCCTGGTGGTCCGCATGGAATCTCCTTTGTATTAGGTGTGTTCTGCCGTCAGGGGTGGGGCTCTTTGACGAAGATGCCCCGCAACGATTTCACAGGTACTTTGAGAGGCGGCAGCGTGTCCTGCCGTTTGGAGCCGGGATGAAAGTCCGCCGGCGTGGCCGGACTTTGGTTTTGCCCGCGGTTCACGTTGTGGAGCATGGCCAGAACCGCCGAGGTGTGATTCCACGCCTCGTCCGTGCGAGCGTTGGTCATGGCCATCAACTGCCTGAGGGTGAAGGGGCCGGGATGGAGAGCGAGGACCCCGGCGCACTGCCAGATGACGTCCCAAGCGCGCTCAGATGCTCGTCGATCTTGCGGTCCAGTTCCGGACCGTCCAGCCGCATCTGTGCCAGGGCCACAGCCTTCCGCTCGACCTCCCTGAGCTTCCTCAGGGCCGTGGCGAGCAGCCCCCTCCTGGACTTGGGGAAAAAATCAACCAGTTCCTCCAGGAGCGTGGTCGTCGCGGCATCGATGGCATCGCCGGCCATCGCCCGGCCGAAATCGGTATCCTTAACGTTCTTGGCGTCGGCTTCCGGCTTGCAGACGACGTAGACCACGTTGCACAGTAGCACTGGGTCGTCAATGAGCTTCTGGGTCAGCTCGCCATCGAGCACTCCCAGCAGGTCAAGTTTGAGCAGGTCGCGGACGCGCTGGACCACATCGACGTTGATCGCAACCGTCCAATCGCGGCCGGCGTTGTCCTTGAAGGTCCTCATACGCACAACTCCTTTGCAGCAGAGTCAATGTGATCCAAGACGGTCGGATTCGAGCAGAACTCAGAGTGGCCCAGGTCCATGTAGGTGTTCGTCACGTTGGAAGTCGAAGCAACGGGCTTCGAGTACGGGGGGATGATCCCGGCGTGGCGGAGGTAGCAGTCACACCGAATGACAGCCTCGGGTATGGCAAAGGCGTCTACCCATTGGTCCTCGACCTTCGTGCGAACCATCAACGGATCGTCATGCGGGACCGGATCGAGAAGGATCATCCTGTCGATCTTCTGGCCCCATGCGGCAGACAATGCGACGGCAGTGGAGCCTCCGAAGCTATGGCCAATGATCAGGTACGGCCCTCCAAGTTGCTGGATTACCTGGATCAGTTCGTTCAGGTCGGCGTCCCAATGACGGACCAGAACCTTGGCGGCGGGACAGGCCGCCTGGAGGCTATCGGCCAGCTCCTGCAACGATTCGGCCGTACCGCCCAACTCCGGCCAGAGTCCTGCTATGATCAACGCAGTCACAACGTCCTCCTCGCAACCAGTGTCGACAGACTTAGGCCGCCGTGTACCAGGTGGGCGCGTTCACGGAATAGGCGGGCTTGGCCGTCACCTTGACGGTGATCGCCTCGGTCAGCGGCTCATCCCGGGTGAAGTTGTGGATCTTGCAGTCGGCCAGCAGCCCCTGGTTGCCCGAGACGTTGATGGCCCCGTCCATGACGGCGATGCCGATGATGCTCTTGTTGAAGTAGGCCTGCTGGATCAGGGTAAAACCCTGGTCACCGGTGTTCCAGACCATTTCCCATTCGATGCTGGCCTCCTTGAGCACGGGATCGGAAGCCTTCCAGCCGCTGTTGGCCCGGGTGGTGGTGTCGCTCTCGCCGGACTGCAGGTTCAGCGTCACCGTCTTGGCATTGCCCATTTCCAGCCAGCCGGCAGATGTGCCGCTGGACACGCCGGCGGTGCCGCCGATGCCTATGCCGTTTGTTGCGGCAGAGCCACCCGCGCCAACAGCCAGGTAGAGTTTCGCATCGAGGCCGTACTTTGCACCGAACATGTCTTCCTCCTACTGAGCTTTGACTGAATCTTTCCAGAACTCCGGCAACCGAGGCATCACGATGTCCAAAGCCGGCTTCATGGTTGGGCGAACCGGGTAGTGCTGGCCGCGGAACAATCCCCCGAACTCCATGGGCTGGCCGACATCCGCCACGATGTCGGCGCTGGGTCCAATCAGGCAACTGATGCGGTACTTGTCGACGGCATACTGAATGGCGTTGCGGAAGGCACCCTGGCGGCTATTGGGCGATGTTCCCGGCGGCGAGGGCTTGGGGTTGATCTTGATCCGCCGCTGGGCCGTCTTGCGTATCGCGCCGCCCGCCTGCGTCAGGCTCTTGACCATGCCGAGCTTCTGGGCAACCTTCACGGCGCGAGGGTCCCACTCGGTCTTGGCCTTCATAGTGACCATTACTTGGTCGGCAGAGCGCAGGTGAACGAGGCATCCTGGGCCTGGACGCTGGCCACGGCCGCCGCAAACTGCGTGGCGAAGGTCGCAGAACTGCCGGCCTGGTTGGCCTCCAGGGCGGCGTTGAACGTCGCCAGGCCGATCCGCGCCACGGCGGCGGTGATCTGGGTGAGCGCCTGCTCGCTCTGCTGAACCATGCGCGTGACCTGGAGGGCGATCTGGGCGTCCAGGTTGCTAAGGGCCTGGACGAGCTGTCCGGCTGGGGAAGTCAGGAACGGGTTGTAAAGCGTGCTGGCCATTGAGGCTCCTATGAAAGTGCGACGGTTCCATGTTTCACGGTTTGCCCGTCGCTCAGCAAAACGGAAAAGACAAGGTTGCTGTTGATTTCGTCAAGGGTCGCCCATGCGGTATTGGCGACCAGGGAGTTTTCCACCGTGGACTGGTGGGAGATGTCCGGGAGGGCCAGGCGCCCGTAGGAATAGGGGCCGCCCGCCGCCATATTCAGTCTGCTGGCCGCGCCCAGCGAGATGCCGTTGCTGCTGTCATCGAACTCGATCCCGGACCCTCCGCCGGTGAACTTAAGCCACCCTTCGCCATTCGGCAGGATGTTGGCATCGCACCAAACTGAGCCAGCGCCGGTATCCATCCAACATAAACCCCCTTGTCCCCGTAATGCAAGGTTATTGACGCTTAGGTTTCCGCTCCCGTCCGTGGTTATGTTGGTATCCACATACATGCAACCACTTCCCCCGCATAGCATGTATTGGGTTCCGTTTCCGGCGTTGTTTTGGAGTCCGTTAAAGGCTGTGGCCACTGAAAAGCTACTGCCAACGTCGGTAAGGGTTATGTCGGCAAAAGTGGCATTGCCTTCGTTGTCTACCTTGGCGGCACCATTGTTTACGATTATGGGTAAGACGCCATTGCCCCAAACGTTTATTTGGTTAGCGGTTATATTGCCATAGCCATCACTGGTTATGTTATTGTCTTTGTACACATGGCTGTCACCTGTCGAATAGAACATGCCGCTGCCCCCTGAACAAACGGCTGCACCCATAGTGGTATTGACGCCATACTCCCAGCCAATGTGTATATCGGTGGCAGTCAAATTGCCGCTTCCATCGGCGGATATATTGGTATCCGTGGCGGCGGTGTTGAGCGACATGCGCACGTCCTGTGCCGCGCCGTAGGCGTCGAAGTTACTTCCCAGGGTGGCCAGATACTCGCCGACCTCGGAAGACCCACCGCCGTAGGTGTCCAGGTACAGATTGTGCATGACCACGCTGGGATTGCCGCCGGTGTTGAACCAGACCAGCTCGTTGCCGTTGCGGTATTGTCCGGCCATGACCATCCGGATGCTGTTGGTCACGTCATCCATGACGAACTGGCCGTAGCCGTACATCTGCCCGATACCCACGCGGAATTGGTCGCTGCTGCTTGGCCAGGAGAATTCAATGGTGGGAATGACCCCGTTGCCCTCCAGCAGCGTCTCCAGGGCGGCACCGATGCCGTTGCTGCCGCCGCCAAAGCTCTCGGCGAACAGTTCATTGACCGGCCCAAGGTCGCTATCGGGAGCGGTGTTGCCCATGGCCAGGGCAAGTTCGAGGTTGACGGTCCCGGTAGCACCGGATGTGTAACCCATGATTCACCTTTAATCGCGGCTGCCGCCGGCCCAACCCAGGATCACGACCGTGTCGCCAGGCGTGCCCTTCACCTGAATCTGCGACAGATCCACATGCCTGAACTCAACCCACTGCCCGGGAATCCACGGCACGTCCGAGCCATCATCTCCCAGAAACTCCACCGCCGCTCCGTTGCCGGGCGGACAGGAGATGCACACGCTGACGACGAGCGGCACAGCCGACAGGGGCGCGTAGTCGGCGGTCACGTTGACCCTTCGCATGACGGTCTGATTGGCCATGGTTGCCTCAGCGGATGATGCGGTACGTCACCGCCAGGACGCTGGTGAACACCTTGTGCTGGTCCAGATGCTCGGCCGAGTAGATCGGGTTGGTCTCGGTCTTGATCCACATGGCCGATGGCGAATCGAGCCTTTGCAGCCTCAGGGCCTGGCGGATCTGGTCCACAAGCCCCATCAGCGGGTCCAGCGTTGCGTTGGCGGTGTTCGAGCACCATTGCTGGACGGCAACGTTCACGGTCGGGTCGTCCTGGCTCGTTGTCCGGGTGATTGCCTCCTCGGCAATTCCCCGCGGGACCACGGTCACCCGTAGCGTTTTCAGGTCTTCCAGGCTGTACATGGGCCGGTAGGACCGAACGGCGGTAAAGGATGGCGTGAAGGTCGCCGTGGCCGGGCTATTGAGCAGCCCCACGACGGCATCGGCGACAGCAACAGTCGCGTCATTGGTCATCTATGCTCTTTTCGGCACGCGCACCCGCCTTCATGGCACGGCAGGTTCTTCAATGACCGTTCCAGGCCTTCGACCTTCAACATCACCATGTCGATGCGGTGAACCAGGTTCCACGTGGCGGCGACCAGACCAATGACCCCGCCGACGATGATGGAGAGGTTGGCCGCCGTTCCCAGGGCGTCTCCAAGCATGAGCCCGCCCAGGTATGCCGCCGCAGTAGTCGCTATGGCCAATAGCCGGATCATGATTGCTCTGCCTTTCTGCAGCCGATCCCTACAACGTCGTCAGGAGCTTGGTGTGGATGCGGCGGGTCTTGAAGAAGTTGTCCGACCAGCGCCAACATGGCTCGGAGCCGAATCGGGCCACCTCATAGGTCTTCGTGGCGCTCCCGGCGGATTCCACAACCTGGTCACCTGGCTGTGGCTCAATCGCTAGGTCAGAGGCCAGGATCAGGTAATCGCGTGATTCAGTAAGGATCGCTGCGCCGGCGCCGTCATCGGTCTGAAACAACGTCTTGCCAACCGTGGCCAGGACTTGGATGGCGGTACTCCCGCTCTGGTAGGTCACCAGGGAAGCTGCAAACCGTGTCCGCTGGTCTTCCAGCCAGTTGGATGCTTGTTCCAGCAGGTTCGCCATGCCCTTCCTATTGATGGAGCCGCACCCTCACCGTGGCATCGCCATCGGCGGCGTCACGGGTGGTCTTGCCGGCAAGCTTGTTGCCCTGGGCGGTTGCGGTGATGACCAAGTTGGTCGAATCCCAGTAGACGGTGGTTCCGGAGACGATGCCGCTGCCGGCGCTGGTCGCCTTGGGAAAATCGTAGATACCCTCGACAGTCAGTGAGCCCAGTGTGTTGGCCGGAATAGGCCGAATCGCCACGCCCAACAGGTCGCCCTGGACGACCACATCACCGGCGGCGACGGCCGCACTGGGGGTGTAGTCGATCACATAGTCATCTTGCACGTAAATGGCACCCATGTGTGCTCCTTGATCTTGATGGTCAGGCGGCCGACGGGCCGCAGTCTCGATTCACGCATCCGCAGAGCTGCGGTTTACGCCTCGCCCTTGCTCTTGATGCCGCCACGGGGGTCTTGCAGGGCCACGCCGAAGTCGTGGTAGCCGCGCATTTGAATGCCCAGGTAGTTGAAGTCGGCCTCCGCCGACTCGATGGTCGGGCTCTCCTGGCCATTGAGGAAGGCGACCTCGATCAGCGGCAGATCGTTGGCATCGGCCAGCAGATACCAGGCCTTGGTGGAGTTGCCCGCGTACCGGGCGTTGCCCAGGTAACGCGAAACCTCCTGGCGGTACTTGCCCTGGTGCGGATTGGCCACCGGGTACCTGGTGCTGGCGGTGGTATCGCGGATCTCGGTGCTCTTGTAGAGCTGCGTGCCGATGGCCGAGAGCGCCGTGGGCGTCAGGATGATGGCCGGCATGATGCCGATGGGCTTGCCATCGGAATCCACCTGGTCCATGAACGCGACCTCCGCCTTGGTCAGGCCATCGATGCCCAGGACCGTATCCGCACCGGTCAGGTAGTTCTTGTTGCCGCTGGTGAAGAAGGCGGCGTTGTTGAGGAACAGCGCCCAGAACACATCGTTGATCTTCAGGCCAGACCCGCGTCCCAGCTTCCGCGGCACCGTGGTGATCGCCCCCAGGTCATCGTTGATGATGTCCCGGCGGTCGACGGCCAGCATCAGGCCATAGGTGTCGGCCTTGTTGGTGTAGGTCTCGTTGCCCAGAGTGCCGTGCTTGAGCTCACCGCCTGGGGCGACCTGTTCGTACTGGTCGGTGCCGATCAGGCGGTAGCTGGTGACGGTCTTGAAGTCGTTGACGTTGCGGACGGCACAGATGTTCCGCCAGGTGCGCTCGACGGAGAAGAAACCCTCCAGGAGGAACTTATTGGCGACGTTGGACAGGATGCCGCCGATATCAATGGTCGAATCGCTGGCGCGGATCGCGGGGAAGGCGTACTGCATGACCGCCTTGGTGTCCCGGAAGTTCTTCCCGGTGTAACCGTTGGCCCAGGCGGCTTCCAGGAGCAGTTCCTGCAGCCCCAGCCCGCCCCGGAAGTGCGCATCGGCCGCGGCCAGGGTCGCATCATCAAAGAGCTTTTCGACGCCCTCGAGCTTGGCGGTCAGGAAGCAGGCCGCCTCCAGCACGTGCGCGGTGACGCCGCCGTCAGTGCTGCGCACCATTACCTGTGGGGCGCTGGGAACTGGAGCCTTGGGGCGGGCGGCGCGGAGGACCTCCAGCTCGGTGCGCGTGGCGTCCCATCCATCGCTTATGGCCTTGGCCTCGATGTCCGCGAAACGGCCGTTGCAGACCTGCCGGATACCGGAAATGCGGTTGGTCTCCGCCAGTGCCTCCGCACGAATGTCCGCAGCGGTGGGCGTGGCTTCCGCCGGCGCAGCCGTGGTCGGAGCCGGGGCGGCGGCCTGCACCGCCGGGGCTGCGGAGGCGGCGGGCGTCTGGGGTGCAGCCGGGGTGGTCGAAGACTGGGCATTGGCTTGAGCGGTGATCGTTTCCATTACGGGGTGCTCCTGCTGAGGGCGGATCGCAGCCACCTGAGCGGAGGTGGCCGAATCAGCGCCCAGATCCACAAAACTGATCTCTCCAAGCGTTGACTTGCGGACGACGTTGACCGGGCCGTCGAACGACCGCCCGTTGACCAGAACCTTCTGGTTCTCCTTGACGAACTCGAACTCATCGACGCTGGCGCCGATGCTGGCCTGCCAGGGGAAGCCGTTCTTGCTCGAGACGACGATCTCCCTGGCCGCAGCGGTGTCGCGCGACACGACGCCCATGGCGACTAACTGCCCGTTCTCCACGCGGATGGCATCGGTATGGCCCACCCCCGACGAGGCGTCATGGCCAAAACGGATGGGCCGACTCTGGCTGGGAATGGTCAGACCAGCCAGGTCCACGACCACCGGATAGCGCCATGCGGCCACGCGCATCTGGCCGCCGGTATAGGCGACCATATGGAATCGCGGCAGCGAGGCGGGCGTCCCGGCGACCGCCGGGGCATCGGCGGCCAGGTCGATCTGCATTGCCGCGACCAGGGCCAGGGCGGAGGTTGTCTGGGGTGTCTCACTCATCGGAACCTTCGGTGTCGGGAGGCTGTGGGGTGTTGGTGCCGGTGTTGGGCAAAGGCAGGCCGAGTTCCTCCATCAAAGCGATCTCCTTGCCCCGTTGACGCAGCTCGGATTCCCAGTCCCGACCCTGCCGGGCGTACTCGTAAGCCAGGGTGGTGGTGTTGCTGGCCAGGCGCACTGCCTGGGCGGTGGCTTCCTTGGAAGGGTCCACGTGCTCCACGCCATCCCAGAACCACTGGTGCTCAAGCTGGCGGAACGGGATGTTCCGCAGCCACTGGGGCAGGAAGTCAGGAATGAGAATGGCCTCGTCGATCCAGGCCTGCAGGATGTGGTCGAGCACAATCCGGCCGATCTGCTCCTGGTCAACGCGGATGGACTTGTAGTAGGTCTGGTGGTCCAGACGCCCCGAGGCATAGTTGTAGCCCGAGGAATTCCCCGCCGCGATGTTGAACGGCATGTTCAAACAGCGGGCGATCTCGTTGAGGATCTGCTGCTTGAACTCGCCATAGGTCGTGGCCGGCTGCTCGGCGGCGACTTGGCCGAGTTTCCAGCCGCCTGGCAGCACGGTCGCCATCCGGCGTTCCAGTTCCACCAGGTCCATCGGCTCTACGGCATCGGCCTCACCGTTGGCCGGGGCATCCGTGTACAGGACGGCAGCGAAGTCGGCGGCCGTCTCGGCGGCGGCGATCACCGCAAGGGTATAGCGGCGGAGCTGGGCAAACAGCGGGATCGCCGGCGTGATCTCGGGGATGCCCCGGCTCTGGCCAGGACGTTCGACCCGGTAGTAGTGGATGACCGAAGACGCCGGGACCGTGTCGTATTGCAGGGCGGTCAGAATCCAGCGGTCGCCCGGGTGGCTCTTGAGGATGTGGTACTGGACCACATTGCCATGGTGGTCATAGACGATTCCGTCGACGGTGCCATTGGGATACGGCTGGATGACCGGAATGGGCGTGGCAACCTGGTCGGCTTCGATCAGCCGCACGTCGAGCTTCACCGGAGAATCGACCAGCGAATTGGCAACCAGGAGAGCAAAGCACTCGCCTGATTCGGCTCTGGCCATCCGCATGGTGCGGAGCCTGTCGGCCAGGTGGATGGCATCGGCCCATTGGCTGAAGGCATCCTCAATCAGGGAGTTGCCAGCATCATCATCGGTCATCATTTGCAGACGCGGCCCGGTTCCGATGGTGTCGTTGGCCAGGGTCAGCACGATTCCACGGGCGTAAGAGTTGTTGGCGACTTCGTAGCGGGCACGGCTGCGGAGAACCCGGCGGACGTTGGGCTGGTTGGCGGCGTTGGCCGAGAGGTTGTCGGCGGCCGCCCAATGTCGACGGTTCTCGTCGGTCGTGGTCGCCGCGTCATAGCGGCCCCGCACCGGTGCCAGTGAGACCGGCACCAGGCGCGTCGAGCGCGGGGCCGGTTTGGCAGCGAAGATGTTCTTGAGAAATCCCAACATCACTCCGTCCCCGGGGGCAGCAGCTTCTTGAGCCCTATGCCCAAGCCTCTCTTTCGCGTGGCGCTCTTGCTGGCCAGGTAGCGGTCGGCGGCAATCTGGTTAGGCAGCGAGTGCTGCTCCAACTCGCCGGAGTCGCCCTTGGCCCGCTTGGGACCGGCAGCGTTCTGGCGGATGGTGTCTTTGAGGTCGTCGCCCACGGTGTTGCTCCGGCAAGGTGCCCTGACTCTGGTTACCTATGCCGTGCTGACCCCTGCGCCTCGCCCAAAATGGCTCGAATTATTTCGATGAAGACGCACCGGTTCTAGCGGTAGAACCCGAAGGGCTGTAACTTGACGGCGGACGGGAATGCCACGCGATGGGAGGCAGTAATATGTTCACGCCATCTGATCGAAACTGGAAGGAGATGCAGTACGAGGCAGCAGGCTCCTGGCCCCTTCCGATCAACCATGGGAATGAATATGCACTTGTCACAAAGATGCCAGCATCAGTGATCAAGGCAGCGTATCGCCATTGTCCAATGTCATTAACAGTTGCGCGAGCGAATACACCTAACGGCATCGTCCTCGGGACAACACTAACAGTTAACGATGACCCAGCTGCACCCCTAATGCTCTCCGGAATACTTCGACACGGAGAAGAGCAGGTGGCGTTGGACAACATCTTGCGCCTCGGCCGGACGTTGATGGTATTCTTCGACGAGCTAACCCGACCTGTCGCCCGCGCAGAATGCGTGTTGTCCTCCCCCGAATGTGCTGCGTGTTCCGAGATGATTTCTATGCCCGGTCAGCGATACGTGGGTGCGTGGACAGCTCTGCTCGAAGAGGTCCTGGATGAAGTGCAAAGCCATTCTGACCCGCACATCGCCGCCGCATCGAAGCACAGGCCAGCATTTGTGACGATTCCGCTAACGCTGTCCCGCGTTGAAACGGCGAAGATGACAGCGATCGGACTCAACGACATTATCGACTTTAGGTTAGACGATCCCGATGAGGGCCGTGGGTTTGAGCAGTCCACATGGCACTTGTTGGAGAACCTGTTCGGACCGATGCTGTATCACTCGCCGCAGTTTCTTGAAGGGTGCAGTCCGCGCGAACTGACCGATATCATGGCAGTAGCCAGTACAGGTCTTTGTCTATTTGAGGCAAAGAATGCGGCAATTTTGTCAACAAGGCTGGACCGAACGACGGTCCGGCGCACAACCTCCGTTCAGAAGCAGATTGACAAGGGTGTTGTCCAGCTGAGTGGAGCTCTGAGGACGCTAAATAATGGACTGCCGCTGCAGACGAAGAAGGGCGTGCCTTTAATTCTTGGACCGGCTACAGGCCAACACCGGCACGCAATTGTGATGGTCTCCGAAATGCTGCCCGGCGTGGATTGGGAGGCAATAGGCACGCAGCTTCTGACGGCAGCGCAGAGGTCTGGCGCCATGTTCCACATTCTGGATCTTCGAGAACTGCGAGTGTTGGTTGGCATCTCCCGCAACGACCCTGCCCGTTTTATCGCCCAATTGACACATCGGTTCGGCGTGATGACGGTGCGCAAGCATGCAATGTTGCGCACGCGTTTGACGGGGCCTCCGCTTCCATGATCTCAGGTGTGCTCCGCTATGCCTCGGCGACACGTTCATAAGTAGTCACTCGTCGTTCGCAATAGCGGCAGATGCGGCGACGCAGCACGCGGCCGCCTAAGGCGCGGCGGGTGTACAACACCCGAAAATGTCCGCATCCGCAGGTGCGGCATACCAGGCCCTTAGGCACGTCCTCAGCGGCATTCTTCTTGGTTGGCTCGATCATCTCCGCCTCCCTTGGAGGTCTGAGAGCCGCAGGCGAGGTTTGCGCGAGTCTCGTCTGGTCTCAGTGCCAAAGAGCACGGCACCCTGCATGGACCCGGCGACAGCGCAACCGACCAGGCCGTCCAGCCAATGGTTGTCGGTGCCCGGGGTACGGATCTTCCATTCCTCCAGTTCCCGGCCACGCCCCTGCGTCTTGACCCGGTACTCAGAGGTCAGGTGCTCGGATAGCAGGCGGTGGTCGTGTCCCGCGAAAAGGGACAGGCAGCCGGGATCGCCCATGGGCACGGCCAGGCGGGCATGGACGAAGCTCTTCCAGTAATTGGTGTCGATCAGGGTGTATCGCACCGCTCGCTTGCCCGTGATGCCCGGCACACGCCAGTGCAGCCCTACGCGGTCGCCGCGCTTGGGCTTGTAATCGGAGAACGGTGTACTGGCTGCCCCCACGTAACGGCCGTGGCTGGGCATGAGGATGGCGGCGTGGGCGCTTTGGCGGCAGAACTGGTAGACCACGTCTGTCGAGTTGCCCCAGTTGGCATCGATCAGGCAGCGTTCGACGGTCATCTCCGCACCGTCGTCGCGCCGATACTTGCGGGACACGCGGTCGGAGGTGAGTGCCTCCAGGCCTGCGTAGATAGCCCCTTCTTGGCCGGTGCCCTTGTGAACGGCCATGAGCGTACGGCGAGCGTCGCGCAACGTGTAATGTGCACGCTTCTGGTCGGGGTATTCGCCGTAGTCCAGAACATACCCCGTGAAATCCTCTTCCCAGCCGCAGACTATCCAGAACAGCAGCGCTCCCTGCACGTCGATGAACATGGTCAAGTGGTTCACGC